AATAAAGGATATGCATATAATGTGTATTTAAGAGGAACTTCCTTCACATTTGCAGTTTTTAAATTTAAATAAAATTTTAAAGACCCTGTATTTGAAATACTTCCATTTGAAATTGATTGTGATATACTAGTTAAATCAAATTGCATTAATGTTCTAGAAGTGGCATATGGAATTAGTGTTGATGTATTATATGGTTGATATATACTCTGTGTACCATTTAAACTTCCAGAAAAACTTCCGGTAAATTGCGTAATACTTCCGCTTATAAACTTAATTGAACCAGACAAACTTCCCGATACTGATCCTGATACGACACCCATTAAACTACCTGAATATGCTGTCACTGTACTTCCTGTAAAATAACCAGTATAACTAGTAGAACTAAAATTAGAACTTCCAGAAACAAAAACGTTGGCATATATTGCGGATCCTGTAAATAATCCCCCAGATAAGTATCCTGTATATCCAATAATTCCATTACATTGATTATTAATAGATTGAGATATACTTTGTGTGATATAATATGTAGTAAATTGTGTTAATTGATTAACGGCCTTTACTTCCAATATAGAGTCTAAACTGAAATTACTATTAGCATACCCACTCTCGTTGGTTATGTATGAGTTTTGAACTGGATAAATAAAATTATGCATATATCTTAAATATAAATATTCAAAACTTAGCAATTAACTTTATTTATTTCATCATATGACAAATCAATAACAAGATCCAACTATATCATTATCAGGATATTTAACTTCAAATACGGATGGATCTAAAGAAGGATATACTATATTATTGACAGTGGCTTCATCTAAATTATACTCATATGGAGAATAATTTCCATCATTTATAGTTAAATTCTTTAATTGTAATTTTGTAACAGATTGAACCCCTTCAACTTGAGCAATTGCTAATTGTAATTGACCGAGATTAATAGGCATATTAAAATACCATTTATCAATATTAAAGAAATCTTTTACATTTGATATACAATTATTTAATACATCTTGTTTATTATAATTAGAGTATGTCAATATTTGAAAATTCACACTTATATTAATAGTATATCCATCAATGATATTAATTCCGTCATTTAACATTTTATATTTACCTAGATATTCTCTTAAATTTTGAATAGCCGCAGCGTTTATTGTTGATAAATTTTTATTACTATCATATCCAAGAACATATAGATTTAATCCAAATGGATTACTAGAATCATAATTTATTTTTCTATAATAATTTCCATTCGCTTTTTGTGTTAATGTGGCGATATTATTATAATCAACAAACCCATTTGATATATTTTGAATATTTAATTGCGAATCAGATTTTACGCATACTTTGGTGATAGATCCAAATCTAGCCGGCATACTATAAACTCTGGAAATGTAATCATCTTCGGTAACGGCTCTGTCTTGATTTACAAAATTGGCCAAAGCGTTTTGTCTTATTTGTTCGAGTGTCTCTTGTCCGTCACCTCCCGTAGCAGGTTCTATATTTAATACTTTTAATGAATTTCGCACCGTTTGAAATAAACCTTGTTGTGATGGATTTAACGCGGATATATTATTTGAAAAGTTGACAGATGATATAGTGGTGATATCTCCAACGGGACAATTTGATGATAATCCACCGCCTACAATGTAAGTCACGGTTAATACGGTATTAGATGGTGCTTGTCCATATCCCCCTAAATTTAAAAATGTAGATGAGTCTAAAGATAATCCTAATTTTTGAATATTTTGGAGTCCTATACCAACCAAATCCGCTGTTGGATATATCACTTCATTTGAATAAGAGTCTACACCCGGCCCAAACTCAAGATATGTAGAATACGACGAATTTACATTAACCGTGAATTTTTTACTAGTTTTTAAACTTTTTATCAACTTAGGCACTTGGGTTTGATAAATATAATAATTTCCATCATTAACATAGGTATTATCATCTTCTGTGAATACCAAATCCTGTGCTAAATAGTTAACTTCGTACCACTTATTATTATCGGAATCTACTACATTAAGTACTTGAATTACATTATTTTCGGATAAAGCCAATTGATAAAAAGGAGTAGCACCATTTATAACAAAATTTTTCGTAACAATTGTACCTGAAATAGCTTTTATAGATTTTTGTAATAAAAAGAAAGTGGGAATTCCGTAACCATCTCTACTATAAATCGTGTCTGTTCTAGGCGAAAGACCCGTGTTAACAGAAAAATCTAAAGATTCTATTGTTATATAACTTATATTGCTTGAATTTTTTACCTCCATATACTCACGTATATTTAAACAATATGTGGTATCCGGCACATAATTACCAGTGGTATCCCTTATAGCAGGAACTAATTGAAACACATTTAATGTAGTGGATGCGGCCTTGGTTGTATACGGAGTATAACCTAGAAATTTAGCTAAAGCAATAACACTAGTTAATTCCTGTGCGTAAGGAAGTAGACTTTCTTTGAATTGATAATCTGTATAATATGACAGAACATCGCCAACATACGCAGCTTGTTCAATGTACATCATACCCGGCGATGCATCACTGAAATCCTTGTAGGTTTTTGGGAAATAAGTCTTTGAGTAGTTAATAAGCGTATTTTTTAATGTTCCAAAGTCTTTATTAAGATATTGGACATCTTTCTTGGCTGCATTACTAAAGTTTTTTTGTACTATATCGGCCATATTCAAATGCTATTCTGTTGTATTGTTAGGTTAACGCTATCCACAATATTGTTTACGGAAAACGTGACCTTAATATATACTATATAAGTATCTTTGTAAGCGTTAATTTCTTGATTTGATAATGATAAATCTACATTTATTACGTTGACATTGGGTATCCAATTATTTATATCATTTATTACGATCTGTTTCAATATATCGGGGGTACTATCTAAATTCTGTTCAAACAAGGCACTTTTTAGTCCACTGCCAAATAAAGGTTGAAATCTTCTTTCACCCCGTTGAGTGTTCAATAGATTTACTATATTGGCTCTGGCTTGAGACACACTATCAAATGTCTGCGTGAAATACCCAGAATTCCCTCTCGTTAATGGAAGAGATAATCCTATAGGATAAAGCACATTATTTGATATAGTTGCCATAATTATTCCATGCTAACAGATCCGCCAAAACCAGCCGTGCCATTCTTTTTCTTTTCATCAATAGCTTTCATTAATCCTCTGAAATCTCTATTCAATTTACCTAATACTTTGGCTTGATCTTCGTTTACAGGAGTTATATCAGCTACTACAGGTTTAGATGGAGTGGATGGTATGACGGATTCGTTCAACATACTATAATCGATAGAATCATTAGTATCTTGTTCTGTTATGTTGAATGGAGTGGAAGACATGACAGGTCTTTCACCAAATCCCGTGAAGCTATTTTCTGGAACCAATTTATTTGTGGTTTCGTTCAAAATTTGATTTAAAAGTGGATTACTAGTATACTTCTTAAATTCTTTTTTTACTTCTCGTTGAACTGGTTTGGATTGTATAATAGGTTTATATGAAGTATTTACGGGTTTAGTTACGGGTTGGGAATTCTTATTGTTTAAGATTTCCGTCAATACTTGCGGTATCAATAAAGGTAGTTGATTTCTCAACTCTTCTTGGATTACACTTCTTATTACTTTTCTTAAATCATCTGCTTTCATACTTATAAATATTAGTCTATAGTGTTATATTTTAATTTATTATACTATGTTTTTAAATTTACTATTAATTTCTTCTGACGTAGGAGGTTTTGGAAATTTAATTTTTTGTATTCTATTTACTCCTCCTTTTATAGAATTTGACACATTTGTGGACATTTTACCTGCGGTAGCTGATATTGAATTTACATTTATATTAGCTGGTACTGCGGATTGTGGTATGGATATATTAGGTGCTGATGGTAATGTAGCAGAAGGTATAGATATATTTGGAGTAGAAACCGATGACAAGTCCACTTTTGGAGCTTGACTTGTTATGCTACTAATAGGAGGCAATCCTTTGGGTATATTAGAAGGCAATTTAGTTACATCCCCTGTCACCGCATCTACCTTAGATTTAACTGTTGATGATGGAGAAAAATGATATGGTTTCCATTTAGAAATTTTACTAACTAATTTAGAAGTTAATCCTCCTACTACAGCTCCTCCTGCTAATCCACCTACTGCTCCACCGATACCCCCTCCTAAAGATTTTCCTATAACAGAACCTGCTACGCCTCCAGCTGCACCACCAACTACTCCGCTTACTACACCAGTTCCAGTTAATCCTCCCGTTACCCCACCCGCTAATCCTCCGGCGGCAGCACCTATGCCTATATTATTACTCAATGAACCTGCTGCCGTTCCAATCACACCTCCAGATAATCCACTTGAGATTCCACTTAACCCAGATGTTGCGGTTGAATTTAAAGTTGGAGTTGATGGAATATTTCCTACGGATGGTAATGAAGGAGAGGACGAAATCGGTGGAACTGATGGAATACTTAGTTTATCTGGCAAAGTACTTTTTGCGGATGCTACTAAGGCATCAGCTTTCGGAGGTGTCGGAAAAAGTCTTGAAACTGTAGATGTATTAGGTCCGGGCAAAGATGGCACGGGATCTTTAAATTGAGTTATTTTTTTTGGATAATCTTTTACACTATATGGAGATTTGCTAAATATGCTCATAATTATGAATAAATTTTGGTTACGGGTCCTTCACGTCTATTAGCACCCTTGAAATCGCCTGGCACACCATCTCCATTCGCGGTGTTAATAGTTACGGGAGTAGTTCCGTTAAATCCTTTAGGCATAACACCATCTGCACCCAGTGCATATCCACCACCAGTCATAAATACTCTTCTACTTAACATTTTATGTAAATTATCTCTCAATAACTTTAATTGTTGTTGTTCTACGGGTATTTGTGTAGTGTTTTTATCAGCATTTCCTACATTTCCATTACCTCCATTGTCGTTATCTGGATGGGTATGATTATACCAATGTGTATGATCTAATAACCAATTACATAGATCATATAACCAATCCACAGCGGTTTGACCTAGAATAGCAGGCTCGTTGGTTTCACCATATTGTCCTAGATATATGGCAGGACTATTAATTACTGTTTTGTTATTAGTGGTAATTACTACTTGATCATGAGCATCAACGGTATATTCACTATCAGTAACTACCCCATATTTCTTCTTACTATAATGGAAAGTTTCACCAAATCTAGAACTTAATATTAATCTATCTGTATTAATTACTATTTGATCTCCG